AACCCAAGTACTGGGGTGTGCACTACACGTTTAGTAACTACAGGAAATGGTAGCTAAGTAGTGTGCTAACAGGGAACTCTGAAATGAAAATCCTGTGCCAAGCTAGTGAAAGCCATAAAAGTAGCTAGAAGGTCAAACGACTAACAGGTGAGCAGGCAAGCAATACTCCTGACACGAGTGCCCTATAAGGTTGAGTATATATAGGTAGATGCTGGAATATAATTTTGGTAACTGTTGGATATTACCCTTTGAGGTGATATTTATGAGATACACAAGACTAGAGTTTATTCCAGGTTATGAAGGTTTGTATTCTATAACAGATACAGGAGAGGTATATAGCTGGAAATCTAATAGGTTTATTAAACACTACGTAAGACCTACTAGGGAAAACCATGATAAGAAACATAATTATAGGTGGATAAAACTAAGTGGAACTTCTTATCCAGTTCATAGGTTAGTGGCTATGACTTATATACCTAATCCTGAAAACAAGCCTGAAGTGAATCACAAAAATTTTATAAGAGACGATAACAGGGTAGAAAATCTGGAATGGGTCACCAAAAAAGAGAATGAAGAACATAAAAGAATGAACAATCCAGAGTTTTATGCTAAGCAATTAAGAGAAGCACAAAAGGTAGCTTGGAAAGTGTGTAGCAAAAAAGTTACTATAATAGAAAAGGATGGGACTACACATAACTTTGAGATGCAAAAACAAGCTGTAGCTTGGCTAGGAATAACACTTAGAGTATTTGAGGCTTGGCTTAGCAATCCTGTTAGAATACCAAAAGGGTATAAAATTATCAAGGAAAATCATACTTATAAAAACCCGTACTCAACTGAATGATATAGTCTGACCTTACAAGAATAGAAATTGTAAGAATTTTAGGATAAAGAGCCTAAAAGATAACATAAGTGAACGCACAACAATTCCCAAGAAAATCAGAGAATCCGTTATCTTTTCAATACCACAATGAACCTAAAGCACTATTTGGTTCTAGGTTTGGGAGTAATGGGTGTGTAATGAATGCTGACTATTCTGCTCTGGAAATGAGAATTGCTTGTATTATAAGTGGTGATGAAGCACTTACTAAAGCGTTGTTATCTGGTAAAGACCTTCATAAATCAACTGCTTCATTAGTATGGGGAGTACCAGTTGATGAAGTACCCAAGGATATGAGAACACGTGCAAAGTCTGTGAATTTTGGCATCATCTATGGAAAATCTGGCGTAACATTCGCTAAAGACCTTTATTATGACCCTTCAGGTGAAAATCCTAAGAAAACTGATGATTGGGATAAAGCCAAGGAGGAAGGACTAAAGCTGGTAAATGACTACCTGAATACCTTTAGTGGACTGAAGCGTTGGTTGGAAAGAACCAAAAAATTTGCTTATAAGTATGGGTACGTTGAGACTATGTTTGGTAGACGCAGAAGGCTTCCAGATTTACATTCTAAAGTGCCTACACTGAAGAGCAATGCTGAGAGACAAGCAATCAATGCTCCTATACAGGGTACAGGTTCAGATTTGACAATGCTTTCTATAATCAATATCAATCGTTGGCTAAAGGAAAACAACAAAAAGTCAATGATTATAGCTACAGTACACGATAGTATTGTATTTGATGTGTATATACCAGAACTTCCTGAGCTGTCTAAGAAGGTTAAGGAAATAATGGAGAGCGTTCATGAGCCTTATATTGATACTGTCGTACCCATTATTTCAGATTTAGAGTTGGGAGTTAACTATGGAGCCACTTTTGAAGTTACTTTGGATGAGTGTATGAATATACATAATTCTCAAGAGTTTAAGGAGTGGAACCATGAAAAGTGCTTATCTAAATACAGGAAGGAAATCAAGGAATTACATGGAAAGGGATGGGAATACAAAGAAGTGATTGATTTCCTGTCTAAGCACAACAGACCCATCAAGGAATTGTTTAATGATATTGTGGAGGAATACTCTCAAGAATCAAGTTAGGAGGAATTGGATGCATGAAAAGTATAAGATGTACAACCATACCACTGGTGCTGTTATTTATACAACAGAGCAGTTCATACAGCAGTGGGTAAATTTGGGATTTGAGGTTATACCTAATAACCTAGTGATTTTTCCTATTAGGAAGATAGCATAAGGAGGAACAAGTATGAAAACTACAGATAAGTTAACTATGGATGAACGATTCTCAGTGCTTAACATTGAAGTCAAGACTCAATCTTCTACTCATCAGGTAAATTTGGGGGATGACCTATTGATTGAGCCAGAGCATCTAAATGATGCTTTTATTGAGCAGCCAGCTAAATTTGCATACTGGGCAACGGTAGCACTTCAGGCTAAGTCTTTGGTAGATAAGAAAAAGCTGGAAGTAGACAAACAGGAGGACTACCTGAAGAAAAACCTTATTGGTGAATTAGACAGAGAAGTCAGGAAGGAAATGGAACTCAATGGTGAGAAAATCACTGAAGCTAAAGTTACCAATGGTATATATACTCATGAAAGGTATCAAGAGGAACAGGCTAAATACTACCAATTAAAGGAAGAACTACTGGAACTCCAAAATAAATTTGCTGTTCTGGATATGGCTAAAGAGTCTATGAATCAGCGTAAAGATATGTTGATATCACTGGGTGCTCAGCTTAGAATGGAAGGAAACAACGCAGACCTTACAATTAAGGCAGAGGCAGCAAAGAAGGTGATTGGTGCTAACAAGAGAACAGCAATTAAAAGCAAGTAATCATGAGATTTCTAGGGTAAACCTTTATTCATTGTAGGTTGTTTATTTTTGATAAAAATAGGAGGAACACAATATGGGAAAACTTAACATGAAAGCTATGAATGCAGCTCAGGCTAGAGAGGCAGAACGTGGTAGAGGTAATGCGCAATATGATAAGCTGGTTCAAGGTAAGAATGTACGCAGACTGCTGTGGCCAAAGGGTGATAAGGAGTCATTCTACAGTGAGGGGTATGTACATTTTGGCTTAGGTGAAGATGGTAAGACAATGGTCACCTGCCCTAAGACATTTGATAGCCATAATCGTTGCCCTGTGTGCGAATATGTAGAGCAGCTTCAGAAGTCTAAGGACAAAGATGACAAGAAGATGGCTAACGACATCAAGGCAAGACGTAGAATTTATGTTAATGTGATTAACAGAGATTCTGATGATGAGGAAGATACACCTAAAGTGCTTCCTATTGGTGTTACAATCCTGAAAGGGCTGTTGGACATCATTTGTGACCCAGACTATGGTGACATCACTGATTACAACGAAGGCAGAGACATTACTATCAAGCGTACAGGTCAAGGACTCAAGACTGAGTACTCTGTAATTGCTAAGCCTAATGCTAGTGTTGCTTCTGAGTCAATGTCTGAGGAAGAACTGGAAGAAAAGATGCCTGATTTGGATTCTATGTTCCATGAAAAGACCTATGAGGAACTTGAAGACATTCTTAATGGCGGTGATGGTTCTACTGAAGAGGATGACGATGAGGAAGAATCCGATGAGGATGAAGAACTGGAATATGATGACATGGAACTGTCTGAGTTGAAGGCACTCTGTAAAGAACGTGGTATTTCACTGCCTGCTAAGGTGTCTAAAATCAAGCTCATTACTCTTCTCACGAAGTATGATGAAGAAGCTGAAAGTGAGGCTGAATCTGAAGAGGATGACGATGAGGAAGAATCCGATGATGCCGATGAAGTAAAGGATGCCATTGCTAAGGCTATTGCTAAAAGACGTAAGAAGTAAGCCTAGTATAGATTACAC